AAGAATGGTGCTGGTAAGGAAGGCATCAAGGCAATCGATCTGTTGTCTCAACGCAACCTTCTACCCCAACATGTTCATATGTTGGTGAGTGCTTGGCAGAGTAAGTTGGATGAATACAATGAAGTTGCTGCTGGCAAGTGTGAGCAGTTGAACGAAGCCTATGATCGTTTTGGCAAGATTCAGTTGCGTAACATCGTTAGCACGATTGAAACTGTCATTAGCGATCTGAACGCATACATTGGTATGAAGAAAGCAGGCAAGAAGCCACGTGCTAAGAAGGCTGTGCCCGTTGAGAAGATTGTACGCAAGTTGAAGTATCTCAAGACATTCAAACTTGAGAAATTGGAACTTGAAAGTATCAGTCCAACTAAGTTACATAACTGTAGCGAAGCGTGGGTCTACGATACTAAGAAGCGCAAACTGCATCACTATGTTGCCGATGAGTACACTAAGAGTCTTAGTGTCAAGGGCAATACTGTAATCGGTTTCTGTACTAAGGAATCGCAAATCAAAACTTTGCGTAAGCCCGAAGAACAGATCAAAGTGATTATGGGTAGCAAGCCCGCAGCACGTAAATTCTTTGATAACATCAAAGCGGTTGGTGCAAAGCCCAATGGTCGCTTCAATGCTAACATGATTATATTGAGGGCATTCTAATGAGTAGTAAATATGAGTTTGATCCCATTGAACAACGTATGGGAACGATGATGCAAATTATAGACACGGCTATACTATCAACTAATAATCGTAATGATCAATTGATGATAGCCTGTGCTATGTTGCAGCGCACTAGGGAAATATTTGACGCTACATTAGGTGTCGAAGGACGTAAAACAATGTTTAAGGATTTAGTATGAGTAAACAAGTAGACCTACATAAGTATCAGGAATTCGTACAGGCTGTAACAAGCAAAGAGAGTAATGATCTCACAGAGTTTATGAATCGTTTGGACCGTCTTGATGCTAATTATGAAGCATATGGAGCAGACGGGGAGTATATGCATGGTCCAAATATTAATGTACCATTGCTTATGACAGGCAGTATTGGACTTACGGCTGAAGCAGGTGAACTAATTGAGATTGTTAAGAAGATGTTGTTTCAAGGTAAGCCATTGACACAAGAAAATCTGTTTCACATGAAACGTGAATTGGGCGATATTATGTGGTACTGGATTAATACTTGTCGTGCATTAGAACTTGACCCAAATGATGTTATTGCTGAGAACGTAAAGAAACTTGAAGCACGTTATCCGGGTGGCAAGTTTGATGTTTATCATAGTGAGAATCGCAAAGAAAACGATCTTTGATATCTAAAGTAATTCCCGATAAATAATACATGATCGGGAATTTTTATGGCTAACGACCCACTATCAACACCTACTAATGCTGACCTTGAACAAGCAAAACAGGGCTTGTTTAACAACTTAAGATTGCGTTTAGGTGGTGACATTGTTGATATTGAATTGGATCCGCAACACTATGAAGCAGCATATAACTATACTATCAAGTTATATCGTCAACGTGCGCAGAATGCTACTGTAGAAGCCTATACACTATTAACAATTATTAAGAATGTAGACACATATACACTCCCTGCTGAGTTCGTAAACGTTCGTAGTATTTTTCGTAGAACAGTAGGTCTAGAGACTGGTCCAAGCAGCACAAGTTTCGATCCATTCAGCAGTGCTATTCTTAATACATACCTACTGAATTATAACTACACAGGTGGTATGGCGACATATGATTTTTATGCTGGCTATGTTGAATTAGCAGCACGTATGTTCGGTGGATATGTTACATACACATTCAATCCCGTCACGAAAGTTTTAAAAGTTGTTCGTGACTTTAAGGGCACAGGAGAGCGTGTATTAATTTGGGCTGACGTTCAAAGACCTGAAATAGAATTACTTCAAGATCCGGGTATAGGTATTTGGTTAAACGATTTTATTTTTTCACAATTAAAAATGATCATCGGCGAGGCAAGAGAAAAATTTGCAACCATTGCAGGTCCAGGTGGCGGCACATCGCTAAATGGAACAGCATTGAAAGCAGAAGGTAAAGCAGATATGGAAAGATTGCTTGAAGATTTACGCCGTTATCAGGATTACAGCCAACCCTTAACTTGGATACAGGGTTGATTTTTGTTTCTATAATTGTTATACTTTTTACATGATTGTAGGTATAGCAGGCTTTATTGGGTCTGGCAAAGATACTATTGCCGATTATCTAATAACTTTTAAAGGGTTTCGTCGCATGAGTTATGCCGAACCCCTTAAAGATGCTGTGGCTAGTATCTTTGATTGGGATCGTGAATTACTAGAAGGTACTACAAAGTATAGCCGCGAATGGCGCGATACAGTTGATACTTGGTGGGCAGAAAGACTAGACATTAAACATCTTACACCGCGATGGGTATTACAACAATGGGGCACTGAAGTAGGTCGTCGTGCTTTTCACGATGATATTTGGATTGCTAGCATTGAAAACAAACTGCGATCTGTAAAAGATGATATCGTAATTAGTGACTGCCGTTTCCCTAATGAACTCAAGTCTATTAAACGTGCAGGGGGAATCACTATACGTGTTTCACGCGGCCCTAATCCCGAATGGTATGATAGTGCAGTAGCATTAAACAAAGGTTACTATACAGCAGGCTATATGGAAGCACGAAAGGTATTAGAAGATTACGGAGTTCATGCTAGTGAATATAGTAGTGTAGGATTAGACTACGATTATTATGTTGAAAACAACAGCACGATTGATGAACTGCATAGGAAAGTAGACTTAATAATCAACAGTTAAGTCCCCTCGCTTCCAAGTAATTTCTTTACGCTTTATAATTTCAACACAATTTAAACAGATAGTACGCAAGTTACTATGCTTTGCGTTGTTTAAATCTCCATCAATGTGAAATACAGTTAATTGTGTATTGTATACTGCTTTAAACCCGCAGTTATCACAGGCCATCTTTTTTTTATAGCCTGTTTTTTCCCAACTCTTACGTTTTGGTTTAGTTTTAGTCTTTTTGCTACCGCATTCGTCACATATGCTTCTATAATGACGGACCTCATTGCGTATATAGTTTACAGCACAGTAGTTCTTATTACATTGTTTGCATATAGGTCTCACGCTATATTTAGTTAAAAACCTTTGAAGGTTTGCTAAAGTGTCTTTTTTTGCCAACTATTATAAATAATATTAAGCAACAGGGTAGTTACCCTCAAAATATAACGTAGGAATAAAAAAATGCCAACACTAATTTCACCAGGCGTATCGGTCACAGTTATTGACCAAAGTCAATATCTACCAGCCACAACAGGTTCAGTACCACTAGTCGTATTTGCAACTGCTTCTAACAAAGTAAGCGGAACAGATACTGGCGTAGCAGTAATGACAACATCAGCAAATGCTGGTAAACTTAAAGAAGTTACAAGTCAACGTGACTTAGTTACTCTTTATGGTAATCCAATTTTTTACACTGATAACGGTACACCTTTACAGGGATACGAACTAAACGAATATGGCTTATTCGCAGCCTATTCTGCATTAGGTGCATCAAATCGTGTCTACTGCTTAAGAGCAGACATTGATTTAGCAAGCCTAGAAGGTTCAGCAACAAGACCAACTAGCGAAGTACCAAACGGTTCATATTGGTTAGATTCATCAGCAACCGATTGGGGCATTTATGAATTTAATGCAACTACTGGAAGCTTTTCATTAGTTGAACCTATCGTTATAATTGATAGCGCAAATATCAGCGGTGGTTTCCCACTACAAACTTTAGGACAAATTGGTAGTTATGCTGTAAACGCACTACAATTACCAAATCCCCCATCAAGTGTAAATCAATTTTTCTATAAAAATTATTTAAACAATTGGGTAGTAGTCGGTTCTCCTGATTGGAAAGATACTGTTCCTGCTGTGGTGGCATCAGCATCACCAGGTACTTTAACAGCATCAAATACTTTTACAGTAAATATTTTAAGCACAGGTGGTTCAACAACTGCTACTATCACTGTTCCAGCAGCACCAAACAATACAGTTACTGGT